CGCCACCGCCGTTTCCAAGACGGGCGCTATCTTGGAAAACATCAAGGCGCACCAGCAGCAACAGCGTCAGCAGCAGCGGGGGACGAGCATCACCACTCCCCCGGCAGGACCTCTGGAGAACGATGCGACCTACGAGACGATCACTGCGGAAGACATCCGCAACATGAACCCAGCCGAGTACGCCAAGAACAGGGACAAGCTCCTCCAAGCCGCTTCGGCGTCCCGCCGAGGTGGAGTCCAGTAGGTCATCCGGCCGCAAGGCCCTTCGTTCTCTGAAAGAGGTAGTGCAACCATGCCCAGTGCCATCACCGGGACGCCCTTCCTGTCGGCCAACCCGACTGGGTATGCGGGCGCCAACGTCCAACTGTCGCAGGCGATCCAGACCATCTGGTCGAAGGAGATCCTGTTCCAGTCGATGCCGATCCTGCGGTTCGAGCAGTTCGCCGTCAAGAAGACGGAACTCGGCGTCCAGCCCGGCCTCACGATCAACTTCATGCGGTACAACAACCTCGGCAAGGCCTCGCAGCTTGTCGAAGGTGTTCGCATGCAGACCAACGCTCTGTCTGCGAGCCAGTACACGATCACGGTGGCGGAGCACGGCTACGCCATCGCCGTGTCGGAGCTTCTGCTCAACGCATCGTTCGATGACGTCATGGCGTCGGGCTCCCGGCTCCTCGGCCGCAACATGGCGCTGTACCTGGATGAGCAGAGCCGTGACACGCTCCTGCTCGCCACCAGCGTCATCTACGGCTACACGCCTCCGGCGAACGCCACGTCCACCTACGGCCAGTACAACGCTGGCACGGTGGCGGCCAACCGGGCGGCGCTGACCGGCTCGGCGTTCTTCCTCCCGGCGGTCGTGAAGGACGCCGTCGAGACGCTGGCGACGAAGAACGTCCCCCGGCTGGGTGAGACCTACGTCTGCTTCATCCACCCGCACCAGAGCCGTCGCCTGCGGGACCACCCCGAGTTCATCGAGGTGACGAAGTACGCCGCTCCCGGCAACTTCATGCTGGGCGAGATCGGCCGCATGCACGACGTGGTCTTCATCGAGACCACGCAGGTCAACAAGATCGCCGCCAACAGCATCGGCGTTGGTGATCCCCCGGCCGACGTGTACCAGGCCATCTTCATCGGGGACAACGCATTCGGCCATGCGATCTCCCTGCCCGTCGAGCTTCGTGACGGTGGTGTCCTGGACTTCGGTCGTGAGCACGCCCTGGCGTGGTACGCCATCTGGGGCCTCGGACTCATCACCGACCAGGCCGTGGTCATCGCTGAGACCAACTAGTCGCCCAGCCCCCCGCCCGACGGCCCTCCAGCTTCCGGGCGGGGGGCTGGCGTCTTCAACAACTTCTGAGAGGAAACCGATCACCATGGCAGCATCCCGTCAGCGTCAGGGAGCCCGACCGAACGACGCCACCGGCCGCAAGCGGGATCAGCTTGCGAAGGAGCAGGCCGAGGCCCAGAAGCAGCGTGAGGGGGAGTTGACGACCATCACGGCCCAGGCCCAGGTCGAGCAGGACAACGGCGTCTACGACCCCGCCACCGGCCAGCTTCTCAACGCCGACGAGGTCCAGGCCGAGAAGGACCGTGTCTTGGAGGAGTTCCGCCGGGCGCAGTCGGCCACCCTCGCCCCCGGCACCCGCCAGCCCGGCCACACCGACGCCGAGGTCGACACCAACGGCGTCATGTACGTCAGGGGCCAGGAGGAGACTCCGGTCCAGACGAACGACACCGAGATCATCGGCCGGGGCATCGAGTCCCCGTCGGATGTCGTCGGTGGCACCCCGGCGGATGCGGTCATGCGCCAGGTGGTCGACCGGGCGAACCCGCCTGCCCGAGCCGTCATGGATCTCGGTGTCCAGGAGCTTGGTGGTGACGAAGGCAGGGTCACCATCCGGGTGAACGAAGACCTGGAGAAGGTCACCATCGGCGCTGGGAACCACTACGACTTCGAGGCCGGTCGGCGCTACAGCGTGCCCAAGCACGTCGCTGACCACCTGGAGGAGAAGGGGTACGTCTGGCATTGATGCCAGCGGCCAAGAAGTCCTCGAAGAAGAAGGCAGCGAAGGCTGCTCCAAAGCCCGAGACCCCGGCAGAGGAGCAGCCTTCAACCACTAACGAGGAAGACCGCAACCGTTGGCTCGTGCATCAGGACGTGCTTGACGCTGGGTACGCCGTCGTGGCCGCTGGTGAAGATGAGAACGGCCACTGGTTCCTCGCTGAGCGGGACGGTGAGCAGACCAAGATCTACGTGAAGGAGAAGTCGTGAAGACCATCGAGCCGGAGCAGGAGACAGGCCGGTGGTTGGTCGACTTCAAGGTCGAGAAGTGGTTTGACCCCCGGGACAAGTACCTGGGTCATGAGCCCAACGAGGTCGTCTACGGCGAGAGCAACGTCCTCACCACCGCAGGTATCACTCGGATGCTCTCCCTGCTCATCGGAGGCGGTGGGCAGGCATTCACGAACACTCACGCCCGGCTCGGTGTTGGCACCGGCTCGACGGCGGTCACGTCTGCTGACACCGACCTGGCTGGGGGTTCGAAGCTCTACCACGGGATGGACGCTACCTACCCGTCGGTGGTGGGCAACGTGGTCACCTTCCAGGCCAGCTTCGCTGACAGCCAGGCGAACTTCGCATGGAACGAGTGGGGCATCGACTGTGGCGGAGCAGGAACCGGCGCCACGAATGCTGTCGTGGTCGCACCTCTACTCAACCGTCGGGTCCCACCGGTCTCACTCGGCACCAAGACCGGCGGCATCTGGATCCTGACCGTCACCATCACGATCTCCTAGCCCGTGTTCACGATCCCGAACACGTCTGAAGCGGTCTTCCGTCAGCAGGCGGAGCCGGACTCCCGGGACTTCGACATGCTGGTCCGGGGAATCTCCCACACGGGGACGCTCACCGGTTGCGCTGTTACGCCCGCTGTTGGGGCGATGGACGTTGGTGTAGCTGCAGGCTCCATCTACATCAACCAGGCCACTGTTGCGGTTCCGGGTGCGACGGTCACTGTCCCTGCTGCAGATCTTCAGCCTCGCTTTGATCTCATCACAGTTCTTGATGATGGAACAGTCTCCGTCATCAGCGGAACTCCGTCAGACATCCCGATGTTCCCGGTACTTCCAACGGATGCCGTCGCACTTGCTTCGGTGTTTGTCCCGCCAGGAACAGCGGTCCTGCAGCCGCCGCACATCATTGACAAGCGGGTGTTTGTTCACTCACTCGATGCAGCGAGTGTGCCCTTCACCCCGGCTGCCGGTATCGCTGCTACCAACGTGCAGGCCGCCATCGAGGAATTGGTCACCGACGTCGGGGTTGGCTATGTCACGTTGGGCACGGCCCAGACAATCACGGCCACCAAGACCTTTGCCGCTGACCAGTTCTTCGCCTCACCGGTAGTCGGGAAGCTGAGTGGGACGAAGCTGCACACGCTCGCCGGGAAGGCCGTTGTCGACGTCCTAGGTTTCGGGGCGGACTGGCACCCGCTGGCGGCCCCGGAGAAGACCATCCTCCGGCTGACGTCCAACTCGGCGGACAACGATCCAGTTGTCGAGGTGTTGGGGCAAGCGACATCTGACGACTTCGCCACACAGTCGTACTTCCAACTGCTGTCGTCGGGGGCCGGTCCGACTGCGCTCATCATGGCTTCGCCGCCGTCCGTGCAGTCACAGATCCGAGGCAATTACGGCCTGTCTCTTCAGACCGGTGCATCCGGTGCTGGAACACCGGTCGTGTCTATCCGAGGAGCGTTCGGCCAGTCGGAAGTGCTGACCGAGTGGATGACGTCAGCCGGGACCCGGGTGGCTTCGGTCAGCCCGACCGGCGCTGGGTCGTTCGCAACGGGTACGACGGTTGGCGGTAGCCAGTTGGTCACGCTCGACACCACCCAGACCATCACTGGCCAGAAGACGTTCCTCGCCAACACCTTGATCGGTACGACGACGAGCGGACTGCCGAATGCAGACAGCCAACTCCACGTCAGCACCGTCAGCCAAGCCATTGACGCCATCGTGCGGATCCAAGCGGACGCCGCCAACCTCACCCGACTCCGGTTCAACACGACCGGAACGGGTGGCGGCTCCTGGGACATCACCGGGCAAGGAAGCATCTCCGGGATGACGTTCAACCGGGTCGGGGTTGCGGTTCCCGAGAAGATGCGACTTGACTCCAACGGGTTGCTCGGTGTCGGTCAACCGGTTCCCGTCGGTCGCCTGCACGTCACCTCAGATGCGGTCAGCCGGGTAGGTGTCATCGTCCAAGGGTTCGCCGGGCAGACGGCTGATCTTTGGCAGGGGCAGGACTCGGCGGCGGTGGTCAAGGCTGCAATCGACGCCAGCGGACGAGGTGGGTTCGGCGGCCCTGCGGTCAACACCATCGCCCTGCTCGGGCGAGTTTT